GTTTTACCCCACGCATTTAGTGCTCTATTTGAGTGCTTGGATTAGCAATCCTTTTTGTACGGCCCTTTTGGGCGTATCTGCAGTTTGTACGACTGTGTGACTTTTTAATTCATCATTTTTGTGAGTTACGAACTCGCACATTTTATGGATTACATTGCATATCGTTGGTTATTCTGCAGAGACAGTGAGCTTACCTGGAGGCTCCCTGATCAACTACAAAACTACCAAACCAGTTTTAGCGCTGGCACTCCCAGCGCTTTACTTCACCAATTTATTGGTATGGGTTTGCTACCCCGCATACGACCGCGATAGTACGGCCTCTTTTGAGGTATTAAAAGATAATATTCTACTAAGAATGAGATTCTTTATCGAAGTCGTAATTGATAATTGAATTTTGTAGCATCTATGATGTCATTCAACGACCAATCTGATCGAATTGGTTTCAAACTCTAGATCACCGTGGGCTATTTAGTCCACAACCCCTACGGGGGCTCACGCTCAACGTGGCGTATTGATATAGACTTCTATAGAAGTACAATTCGATTCTATGAATACTCTTGTCGAATATAAAATCTGAATTATATCGTCCTTAATTCAGATCTGTCACTGACAGATTTAAGAGGTATAGCTGGTGACTTAATCACCGATTTCCTTGAAGCGGCATTAGCTAGTTTCAGTTTAATATGATTTAGACATGTCTTGTAAGGCGCAGGTAGGGGAGAATCGACGAACTGAGGACCCCGATGACCCGTTTAAGGCCTTTTAACGCTGACAAGATCTTACCGACCTCTGAGTTAAATCATAACAAATTGTTATAATGCTTTCTAAACTTATTGAATACACGCGAAGTGCTAAGTTTTGACAGATCGCCAGGTACTAATGCTTTTAGGTACCCACCACAGGAGGAAATTAAAAGTTGTTCATGAAGCCATGTTGAGAACAAATATACATAACGATTTAAGAACTTTAATATCCATAGCTCCTCAAGTTGTTAACAATTTGATTGTGAGCTACCTAATCCCTGAAGATTTTATTAAAATTTTCAGGTTGAACATACACTCTACTACTTATGAAATGCAAGATTTTGCTATTCATAGTATTATTACGCGCAAGATGAAATTGGAATTTTCCCAACTCGTCTCCAGCTGTATCAGAACTGATTTTGATGGTCAAAAACCTCGTTTTCCATTTTCTGATAAAATTGCTGGGAATTGGATTGATATTAGTCAATTCAATCATCATCAGTGGGTTTCGCGATACAATCGTGTTAGCCCTCTTGAACTTGAAAATTGTGTACTTGCCTTCCGCGAGAGGCAAGAGGGATTAGTGGCACAAATCGGCGTGGAAATGCCAGAATTTGAAGAACTTAAAAAACTCTTTTCTATTATAGAAAAGACGTGCACTGATCTCGGGCACAATATCGGAGTATTTTTACCCATCAAGAAAATTGAAAGCTTTGCTATCAGTCTTCTTGTCTTGGTTCAATGCTCCACTTACAAACAAATGCTCATTGCAGCACTAAACTGCTTTGCTCATCTCACAGATAAACCTATTTCTACAACAATTTTGTCTCAGTTGCATACCCTTGTAGGTCAACTTTGGCATGAAACAGATGAGAACTTGCGAACACAAGGTAAGGTCCGTGATCTTATTACATCTTGGGAAAGGATGTCTGATTCCAAGATGTTGGATAAATTACGAGAATTTATGTCCTTTTGTATGACATTCGGAACACTTGAATACTTTGGATTTTCACAGAAAGTTGCTGATATTGTATATGGAGAATTCAAGGCTCAAAAGAGACATAAATCATTAACATCCTTTGCATTAGCATTCTGTGATGTCATTGAATTTGTGTTTTCCCGGCTCTGCATTTGTGTTGAAACTGGATCTATTGGTCCCCTTTTCCATAGTGCTGATAACTACACTTCTTGGTACGATGATTGTTTGGAACTCTTTAATTGGAATCTCATGTTAGGTCAGGATTATTCTATCAGACCATTTTCGGATCAACTTTTCCAAGCCCGATGTGAAGATTGTATTGAGAAGGGAAAAGAATATATTAAATTTGCCAAAAGTATCAAAGACCGTCGAGAACTCACCGCCATCGTTAATAAGATTGAAGTGATTTATGGTGATTTCCGTAGTCTTGAGATCGTTGGTAAAGCTCGTAAAGCTCCTTTTTCTATTCTACTCAATGGTGATTCTTCAATTGGTAAGACATCAGTCCAGTTCATGTTGGGCTCAGTGTTTGCCAATCTGGCTAAGTTACCAGACGATCCCCGTTATATTTACTTTCGTAATCCTAATGATGAATTCATGTCAGGTTTTAAAAGTTACCAATGGATGATTGTTATTGATGATGTTGGCGCGGTAAATCCCAAATTCTTAAATGGAATTGATAAAGGACTGAATGAGCTCTTTCTCTATGTTCAGAATTATGCAATGACAGCCAACATGGCTGATCTTAATGAGAAAGGTAAAGTCGCAATTCGACCTGAATTTGTTATTGCCACCACCAATGTACCGACTTTGAATGCCGAAGTGCTCTTCTCGTGTCCTTCGGCTGCTCTTCGTCGTTTACCGTGGCGTGTAACACCAACAGTTCGACCTGAATATCGCATTAACCCCGGCACAAATATGCTGGATCCTTCGAAGTGTGATCAACCTGATGACCAGTTCCCTGATTATTGGACTTTTACTGTTGAAGAGATTCGGCCTAAACCTATCCGCGACCCTGTTACTGGAAACAAAAACCTTGATGCTGAGGAGATCCTTCTTCTCAATCAAGTTGGACTTAAGGAATTTTTGACATGGTTCGTGGAAACAGCACAAACTCATCGTGCTCGCCAGGAAAAGGTTATGAACAGACTTACTCGATCATCTAAAGTACCAATGTGTGGGGAACACGCTATCCCCCGGCATCTGTGTGGTTGTCTCGGAACTCAGTCAGAACATCTTATGACTATTGGCGTTTCAACTTTATCTAGTTTTATTACCACATTTGGATTCATGATGATTCTTTATCGCTATATTCTGAGCTTGTCATTAATTAAATTTATGATGAAAATGGTATCATGGCATCCCCGTCATGTCTTTGACCAGGTACCTTTGTCACAAAATGAGTGGCAAATTGTGAGTCGTGATCGCATTGGACAGATTGGTGACCGTGCCGCTTCGTTTCTCCGTCAGAGGAAAGAAGCCGTTGCTGTTTCAGTAATTCTTAGCGGTGTTGCAATATGGAAACTTTCACAAATTTCAAAAGAGAGCAACAAATTAGATTCTCAAGTTAAGTATACTAAGCCAACTCCCATTGTAGAGAAGGAAAAGGTGCGATGGCGTCAAGAAATCCCGATTTTTGACCGTTGCAATGTTTTACCACAGTCCATTTCGACTAAAGGAAGAGATAAGCAGGATGTTTTAGATCAAATTAGTCGGAATGTTGCACAGGTGAAATTTACTGATGATAAGACTCATATTTGGTACAGTAATGTTCTTTTTCTCGGTGGATTTGATGTTGCGATTAATACACATGATTTCGAAATAATGCCTGATGTAGTAAGAGCTGAATTTTTATTTAACAATAAGATGACTCACATTGGCAAGAACACAAGTATCATTATCGATAAAAGAGGACTGAAGATGAGTGTACATGATGACGTCACGATTGTTGAGTTAGAAGAGTACTATCCTTTTCCTTCGATTAAAGAGCTTTTTCCTAAGGACATATTTAAAAGTAGATTCAATGGAGACATGTTGTACCGTAATAAAGAAGGAGAAATTGAACAAGTTGAAGTTAAGAACTTACGGTATGAAGAACGAATGAATGCGACCCCTAGCGGTAAAATCAAAAAATTCCGTGTTTACACTGGTCATGTTTCTGAGAATACCATTAATGGGATGTGTGGCTCCCCCGTGATTGCTGATACAAGTGCTGGACTAGTTATTTTGGGCATTCACTCATTAGGTGGAAGCCAAAATTTAGCTTGTTCAAGTGTTATCACCCAGTCCATGATAGCGTCAACCAGGAAAATTAATGTTGGTAATTGTGATGTTGGAGAGAAAGTTGTTACACAATCAGAAGGTATAGTATTAAATACTAATGCTTTTCTGGTGGAACCCATCACATTAACACCGACGTTACGCTCTAAGGATCCACTTGCTTATCGATTGTCAGGACTAGGAGAGGTTTATGGTTCTCTATCCACGGGCCCTTCAAATCCAAAAACAAAAGTTGCAAGTACTTATATTCGTGAATTTTGGGAGTCTTTAGGTTTTTCCACAGACCATGTACCACCTAAATTTGGAGCGAGGTGTTGGCATAAAGGACTAGATGATATGATGTCACCTGATATTTTGATCTCAACTTCTGAGGCCAATTTCATTTCAAAGAGTATAGCGAGAGATTTCATCAAGTCCATGACACATGAACAAAAAGAGATGATTGAATTTTATGATTATGAGACAGCTATCTTAGGAGCTGACGGTGTTATTGGAGTCGATAAACTTGATTTCAAAACGTCCACTGGTTTCCCTATGAAGAAGTGTAAGAAGACTATTTTTAAACAAATGGACAATGGTAAGTATTCGGTTCCGGAGGAAATTATTGAATCCTGTGAACGGATACATACTAATATCAAAAATGGAATTAGAAATCAAGTCATCTTCAGTAGTGCTCTTAAAGATGAATCCCGTCCGAAACATAAGGTAGACGATTGGTCGATTCGAATTTTTATGGGTGCACCTGTGTCGTATTGTATTGTCATGCGGCAACACTTCTTATCATTAGCTCGTGTTATTCAAAATAGTCCACTACAATTTGAAACCGCAGTTGGTATAAATGCTCATTCATCCCAATGGGACGTTTTGGCAAATACCCTTGCTGAGCACTCAGATTTGTTTATTGTTGGTGATCATAGTAAATATGATAAGCGCATGGCAGCTGTTTACATTTATAATATGTTTAAAGTTGCCATTGAGATCATAATTCATTGTATGACTGAAACCGGAAAGCTTCAAGGAGAAGAAATTAAAGATTATGAAGACAGATTACATATCCTTGCAATTGATACAGCTTATGCTTTTATTGATTACAATGGGACCCTTGTGGCTTTTTTAAAGAATCATGTAAGCGGTCATGTCCTGACAGTTATCATCAATTCATTCGGAAATTCTGGGTACATTCGTATGGCTTATCGCCGCATTATCACGGATGATCCTAATTTGATCAAATTTCAATCAAGATGTAAAGTTGTGACGTATGGAGACGATTTTATTGTTGCAGTGAAACCTGAGATCAAACAATTTAATTTTGTGACAATGAAACAAGCAATGAGTACCTTTGGGGTTTCCATAACACCAGCAGTTAAAACGGACAGTGATTATGAATTTTTACCACTTTCGGAAATTGATTTCCTGAAGAGACGATTCGTATATCATGAAGATTTACAACGTTATGTTGGACCCCTAGATATGAAGAGTATTCAAAAGAGTCTTCTCATTTCTTTGCGATCAGATTCCATCACACCAGAAGAACAAGCTGTATATTCAATGATGTCAGCACAACAGGAAATGTTTGCATATGGTCGCGAGGCTTTCGAAACCTTCACAAAAAATGTTTATGCATGTATCCAGCATTATAATTTACAATATTTGGTCAAAAAAGGGACTTTCCCTACTTATGATCAATTATTAATCAAGTACGCAACCGGATATGTTCATTGTGATAATTTTGTTGAAGAAAATGATGATCATGTGATGTTTGATGTCTGTTATCCATCTTTGATCCCCCATCTTGATGCACAATGCGAATGTAGAGAAGTTATGAGGTTAAACAATGACCGCATGTGTTATGATCAAGATTTTTATAGTGATCATCTTGAAAGAGACTTTAAGTCAATATTCAAGAACAGATTACCCCACTTTTTTAGGAAATTCATTATGAAGAGCTCGTGCTCAACATATGGATTTTCCTGCACCACCTTTTGTGAGTCCTGTCAGTTGGGACAACAATCGTATAATGACACTGACTTGGGGATGAAAGATTGCCAGTCTTTTGTTCCTGAAAATTTACTTGGATTCAAAAATACGAACACGCTGTCTCGTGTGGAGCAGCCAATGTCGACCGTAAACCAGATTACGGAAGGAAGTCAGACACTTTGGTCTGACTCGTATCTTACGCAAGGTACGAATGAAACTATTGAATTACGCACTCAAATGGAAAGATCAAACATCGAGTTTGTTGATGAACATCAGGAAGCTCCGATTGATATTGGTTCATATCCTGATCCTACTCGAACAGATGATGATCTTGATTCTGCGACTTTTGGAAATTATCTTAAACGTCCTGTGCGAATTTACACAACAACTTGGGATGAGGGAACCACTTTGAATCAAACATTCAATCCATGGGCTCTTTGGTCTTCGCAACCACAAATTAAACAAAAATTGAACAATTATGGTCTATTTCGTGGCCGGTTGCATGTCAAGATGCTCGTCAACGCTTCTCAGTTTTTCTACGGAGCTGGTCGTTTGACTTATGAACCTTTGATTGGATATATGCGACGAGACACTGTCGGCTATGGTGCAACCAGTTCTGGTTACATGGTCGCGAAGTCTCAACAAAAAGGATTTGAATTTTATCCCAGTCTGAACAAAGGCGGTGAAATGATTCTCCCTTTCTTCTACCCCAAAACGTGGGTCGATTTAACAAGTTACAGTGATTTTACCAAAATGGGTCGCTGTAGCCTTTTCTCGTATACTCCATTGAGTAATGCCAATAATGTTACCACTGCCAGTGTTACCATTACGATCATTGCTTGGTGTGAGGACGTGGAAGTATCGGCCCCTACCTATCAACTTGCTGTACAGTCGGAATACAGTAAGTTGGGACCTATCTCAGGTCCTGCTTCTGCTGTTGCAGATGCAGCTCGTAGTCTCGCCCGCATCCCAATTATTAAACCATATGCACTAGGAACTGAAATGTTGGCTGGAAGTCTTGGCTCTGTTGCTAAGTATTTCGGTTTCACGAATGTTCCCACTATGGAAGCACAAAAGACTATGAAACCAGGATCTCATTATGGGATGGCAACAACTGAAATTAGTACGCCATATGAAAAGCTGTCCCTTGATGACAAGAATGAGCTCACTATCGATCCACGCATTGCTGGCCTTCCAGCCAAAGATGAAATGGTGATTTCTGAGATTATTAAACGCGAGTCTTATTTGACTCAAGTTCCCTGGTCTGCAACCGATGCAGCAAGCACAAAACTGTTTAGTTCTTACGTTACGCCTTCGCTTTATGATTTTGAAAGTTATTCTGTGGCTAATACGTATGCTTACTATCAAACCCCTATGGCACATTTGTCACGATTGTTTACGAGCTGGCGAGGTTCTATCATCTTTCGATTCCAATTTGTGTGTACGTCTTTTCATAAAGGTCGTGTGCGCATTACCTGGGATCCGCGGTATAATCTCTCATCTTTGACTTCTACCACTATTGATGAAACCTTGACTACATCCTTTACAAAGATTGTGGATATTGGTGAAACTCAAAATGTGGAAATTGAAGTTCCGTATATGCAAGCTCTAGCTTTCATGACAAATTATGGTACGGATGCCTCCTCTCCGACTCGTCTTTATTCCCGTACCACGCTTCCCACTGTTTCGTCTTGGAATTCTTATTTCAATGGTACTATCAGTGTCACCGTTCTTAACGCGCAAACTTCACCTGTAACAAGTGCTGACATCCAGATGTTGGTATTTGTCAGGGCTGGTGATGATTTTATCTTTGCGAACCCACGGGAGGCACCTACAAACTTGACCTTTCTTGCTCCTCAATCTGAACATATTATGATTTCTGATGAGAACCAGGAGCAGCACCTTAGTTATGCCGATAATTCGCCGACGGAGAACCTTTTTAAAATTCATATGGGTGAATCGATCAAAAGCTTACGCCAATTGATCCATCGTCAAACTTTCTATAACTGCTTCGTTGGTAAGGCAGGTCAAGATTCAACCTCAGCAGGCACATATAATCGTTGGATTTTACCCCGTTACCCTGTGATCAATGGTTACACATCACTAGGACGTAACAATTTGGCTTATGCCAATGGCGTTATCCAAACGACTACAACTGTGCCGGTTTCATATTCTGCGCCCTCTGTATTTAGCATGATTGCACCCCTTTTTATAGGCGCACGTGGTTCTATTGTCTACAATATCAATGTGGACGGTCCAGAACCATCGAATTTGATGACCATGTCACGCAACATTAATGTAGACTACTCAGATCATTCGGGCCCAGATGACACCAAGAAGGGATGGTATAATCCATTCTCTTGGGACATTTATAACCCTAGTGCTTTGGGAGCACCAAGCAAATATCGAAGTCAAACTTTTAGTAATGGTGCTGCCGGTCGCATTCTGTCAAATCAACGGACTCAAGCAGGTCTTATGGCCCACTTTCCTTATTACTCACCGCTTCGTTTTACGAGTTCGGTTGGGTATCTGTCTAGTGATGACGGGACTATTTTGTCTATTCCTGTTGAGGAACAAAATCAAGGTGTTGAGATAATAATCTCCACCAAAAACAATCAAACAACCACAGTTGGCGATGAGACTGCTACAGTCCTTGATGTCTATATGATGGCTGGTCACGATTTTACATTTTTGTATTATAATTGTGTTCCAACCTTTTACTACTACCAATCCAACTATGGCACCACTAATTAATTAGTGGGTTCTGCTGAGAATAAGTCTCAGAGAACAACTCAGTATTCGGGCGGCGAATACTGTTTATTTTGCGTTACGTCACTCTAACTTTGACTCACTTTAATGTGAGATAAGGGGAATTTTTACCAGTGTTAGAGTTACGTACTCTAGCAATGGGTTTTCAGCCTTGTCGCCAAATTTTAGAAACGAAAACGCATGTCGTCTTCTGCAAAAAAAAAAAAAAAAAAAAA